TATTGTAGCATTAGCCAAAATACAACTATTCTTATCTTGACGAACAATGTCTGTGAGCTCATAAGAATATACATTCATTTCTAGTATATCAAAATAAGTTTCATCTAATGCAACAGAACAATCATCACCTACGGGAGGCAACTGCATAGGGTCACCAACAAAAATTACCTTTCCACCGAAGTTTAATCTTGCATAACTAAGTAAATCTTTTATTAATACTCCTGTACCAAATTGGAAAAGTTCATTCTTTGATTCACGAGAACTAATCATGGAGGCTTCGTCAATAATATAAATACACCTCTCGTGGTTATCTTTAAGTGGAAATATATATTTAAGTGTTCCTTCAGATTCTTCCACTATTAGATGAGAAAAATTATAGATTCCCCTATGAATAGTAGAAGCACCATAATTTGGTAATTTAGAACGTAATATTTTTGCAGCACGTCCGGTCGGAGCCATTAACTGAATATGTAAAGATTGAGTAGATAAATAATCTGCAATACTACGAATCAATGTCGTTTTACCTGTACCTGCATATCCTTTCAAAATAAATACTTGGCTATCTTTATCTGCAATGAACTTTTCAATCATTATCATTGCTTGCTTCTGTTGTGCAGTTAATATCATTTATATTCCATTTTATGTTATTCATATTTGTCACCATAAGGCTAAACTAAAAAGCGTGGAACTGTATGCCACACTCTTTACTTGAAGGTCGTAGGAAACCATAGATGCAGATGTAACAATAGCAGCCCACGCTATATGCGTGAGAACCACTATGCTATCCTTGCATCTAATTGAAAATTTCCTACGTTTTCAAGTACAAGATGAGCATAACGCTTCTTCTATTTTCATATGTCTTTGGACAGAGTTGTCTCAATCCATTTGCAAAAGTATAAAAAAGCCGTGATAATCCGCTCAATACAGGCAGATTATTACGGCCGTTCCTTTGATTTATAGTTTTATACCTCTATCTTGTTTCTGCTTAGGTATTCCCATGGCTTCCCTAAACTCATTCATCTTCTTTCTGAACCAGTTCACATGTGAAACCCCGTCTATCTTGAAATCGAATTTACCGCTTTCATCCTGTTTGATGGAGCAGACAGAATGTCGGGTATCAAAACTTCGGTTAAACTCGGAAGAATAGAGTTTACCTTTTATTCCGACCTCCTTGAACTCGCACAGTCTTCTGATTATTCCGTCATTGAAACCCAAACGTTCACGTAGGAAGTTTACCACAGGTATAAGCTTCTCCACATACGGAAAGTAGCGTCTGACAAAATCTGTAAACTCCGACAGCTTACGGTGCTGTTGCTCGTAAGCGTTTCTTATCTCCTGTATCTGTTCGGCTTGTTGCCGTTCCCGTTGTCGGGCTTCGTCTTCAAGTTCAAGGATGCGGTCTTGCAAGTCCTCGTTCCTACGTTCCAATGATTTCATTTTTCCACTTCCGAAAAGAGAACCCACACTGCTTGCAAGGGCGGTTGCCGTATCGGTGGCTGCGCTTTTGAACTTGTCGGTGCGGATTTCCGCTTTTACCTGTCTCAACTCCTCCTGCGCTTTGGTCTTCTTCTCCTGCAATAGTCTGGTTTCGGTTTCAAGGGTTTCATTCTTCTTTTTCAAGTCCCGATAATACTGCATGGTGGTAGTGTGCCGTGCTTCCGAGCCCCGTACCCCACGTTGCAATCCGTATTTCGTCATCACCCTTGCGTAATTGTCGTGGTAGGCAATCAAGGTCTGGCGGTTGAACAGGTCATCGGCACACAAACGGACGGAATTTGTTTTCTTGCGGTACTTGCGCTTGCCGTCCGTCTGTTCTTTCTTGGCTTTGCGCCTTTCACCTATTACGATGGGAACAACGGCTGCGTGGATGTGTGGAGTCTTCTCGTCCATGTGCAGATGGGCAGCAACCACATTGTCTTTGCCAAATGTGGCTTGAAGCCATTGGATGCTGTCGTTGCACCATTCATCAAGCTTTCCTTTTTCCTGTATGTTCATCATGTCCTCGTGCGTACCCGATAAAACCACCCGGACAACACGGACTTGGTCGTGTGTGATTTTCCGTCTGATGCCTGCCGTGTTCAGCCTGTGGGCAATCGCTTCATCCCTGCCGTGAACGCCATCGGGGTATTCGACAAGCACCCTGTTCAGATGTGTTCTTGTCGGGTCTGCGTTTTTAGGTATTATCTTTCTCTCTATATGGTCGGACTGCGTGGTGTCCGATGTCCCCTTTGCTTTCTTTATGTCCAATGAAAAATATCCCATATTATTTCTATTTTTGCGGTTATCGTTATGTTTCTTCTCTCTGCCTGTGGCATCGGTTCACAGGGTTTATTATGCAAATGAGTCCTTGCTGCACTCGTTTGCACAGGGTTTCCAAAGGGATTTCCCTTTGGCTCGATAGGGTGTTTTTAGCGTTACGGAGTAATGCGTGAAGAAAACGCCCTATTGAGCTATGGTATTTCTGTCTAAATACCTTTGGGAAAGCGAACGTGCATATTACAGATGAAATCCCCCTTTCTTTTTCGGTGGCTGCATCATCCGCCTTGCGAATTGGACTTGCTTCTTCTCCTTTATCGGCTCTGCCGATTGGGACAAGGGCTTACCGCACAGGTAGTCGTTCAAGTCCTTATACTCACGATAGTACATTGACTTGTCAAGCAGGCGTTCCCCAAACTTCTCTTTCAGTTTCGTGCAGGTGTTCCGTCCTGCCGTGTCGTTGTCAAGGAAACAGCCGACTTGGGTGTAGGTCTCCAATATGCTTTCCGCTTTTGCAAGATTGGAAACGGAGTTCAATATGATATAGTCCTGTGTGTCCAATCGCGGGTGTTGCGGATTGTTTTCTACTCGGATGGTAAGGAATGAAAGGTAATCCATGAACCCCTCAAACAGGTAACACATACATCGTTGTCCGCCCTGCTGTCGGATATGGGTGATGTCTTTCGGGGCGACACATCCCTTGAAGTATCTGTTGCGCACTTCATATCCTCCTGCCATGTTCGGAAAGCCGATGGCAAAATAGGGTTTGTCGGCATTCATAAACCGAAGCTCCCTGCATTCTCTTTTGGCAAGTCCGATGTTTATTCCCCTTTCTTGCAGATAGGCGATAAGAGCAGGAGAGGACAACTCACCAACCCTTAATCCCTGATAAGGCTGATTGTCGGAATGCTGTCTGCCAAAAGAGAACGATGCAGGGCGGATGTATGCTGTCCGCTCCTCTATGCGTTTCAGCAGATAGGCTACATCTCCCGAATGGTAGAGTTCCGCTGCCAATGCAATGATATTACCGCCTTTGCCGATGCCGAAGTCGTACCATTTTTCAAGCTCGGTGTTTACCTTGAACGATGCGTCCGTTTCTTCCCGTAACGGTGATTTGTACCACAGGTTCCTGCCTTGTTGCTTTACAGGCGTATAGCCCAGACTTTGCAGATAGTCTGCCAGTTTGATTTGCTTTACATCTTGGATTGTCATATTACATACGGTTTTGAAGTTGATGAAAATTTGTTGATTTGATGAACTGTTGATGTAATATGTTTATATACAGCCTCGTAACCTCTCAACATCTTCTCAACAAACCGCTCACCAAAAGAGAAATCCACAAACGGGTGTCGGTGGTCTCTCAACTTCTCTTTTGGCTTGTTGAAATTTTGTTGAGAATGTATATCGTTTATTGTCAGTGTATTTATACCCATATTCAACAATTCAACAGAAAAATGATAGTATTACAGGGATTCGAGTTGCTCCCTTGTGACGGTGTAGAAGCGTCCCACCCTCTTTATCGGCTCATAGTGACAACTTCTGTTGTAATTGCCCTGATAAGTGGTGTAGGTAAGCCCGTTTGGTGCAGGTGTTAGTTTCCAGCACTCCTGCACCACCTTACGCACTTGGTGCTTTTCCGCCTTTACCTGCGAGTGCACCAGCAGTACGACAAGGTCGTTAAGGCAGAATGAAACGCTATCCACATCCATTGCAACCATAATGTCAAGCAGCAGTTCCGACATCTCTATCTCCAGCCGATTGCGGTTGCTACGGATAATCTTCTGCAAGGCTTCTGTATGCAGCAATGTGGGGTTGAACCACATCCGGCTTTCCTTTTCGGTGGACAGTTTTCTGTGTTGCAGGAAATGGAGAAAGGCGGGTATCTCCGCTTTCAGCTTTTGCAGGAAGTCGGTATCATCGGACTGCAAGCGGTTTATCTTGCGCACCCAATAGCGTGTTTCCCCTGCGTCTATGATTACGGGCAGATGCTCGTTGTTGGAACACAGCACGAATTTGGCGAAGAACGCAATCTCGTCACGGTCTTTGCCTTTGGCTTCCACCTTATAGGAAAGTGTGGTGCTGAGGTTCTTCAACCGCTCGCTATCCTCCCTGCGGTTGAGCAGCACCTCATCCACCACGATAAGCAACTTGCCAGCCCAGTCGGAATTGAACTGGCTGCGGAAATCCTCGTTGGTGTTGAAAGTCACATTGTTCTGAAAAAGGGCTTTCAGAAAGTTCAGGAAGGTGCTTTTGCCCGTGTTGCGTTCTTCCGACACCAACAGCAGGATAGGCAACTTCTGAATCGGTTGCAGGTAAAGC